TAAAAGAATTACCTGAATTTAAAAATTATAACTTTGCTACTGAACGAAGTAAATATCTTAATTCATTAGGTATTCCTTTGAATCATGAGACTACTATTGAAGGTCAAACTATATTCCTTGCTGAGCGTGTAACGGAATTAATGCAAAAAAATCTTATTACTGATAGAACAATTATTGATGTAATGTCTTTTACAAATTGTGCTACGAAAGTAAGTTATATAGATGCAGATGCATTTAATGAGTATGCTTCTAGATTTATTAAAGAATATGACTTTATATTCTACATTTCACCAGAGGGATTAGGTATTGAAGATAATGGAATTCGTGAAACAAATGCTCAATATAGAAATAAAATCGATGAAACAATTCAAAAACTTTTATTTAAATATCGTCCTATTTTTTATACTATTAAAGGATCAACTGAGGAACGTATTGAACAAATTTTAAAAACTATTGATTATTAATATTTATCGCTATGAAATTATGGAAATACATTTTAGGTGCCTTAACTTTTATAGGAGGACTATTAGTTGTTAACTCTTCTAAAAAAACAAAGGAAATTAAAAAGAAGGTTGAAACTAATAAAAAGGAAATTAAGCAAGTTAAAGCTAAAGCCAAAAAAGTAGAAGCTAAAAAAGCTGAAACTAAAAAGGCTATTCAAAACCAAGATAAAAAAGTAGCAAAAACTAAAGCAAAAGTTAAAAAAACTACTACTGCTAAAAAAACTACTAGTGATTTTAAAAAAAAATATAGAGCTAAAAAATGAAACAAATTCTAATTACACTTTCTTTATGTGTATCTAGTCTTTGTTTTTCACAAGATACTCTTCAAATTCCTGCTATAGAACTTGAAGAATTCTTTTTAGCTTTAGATACTCTAGAAACACAAGATTCTATTAAAACTATTTTAATCACACAATTAGAAAAACAAATAGAATTCCACCTAGAGTTAAATGATCATAATGAAAATCTCCTTTTATATAAAGATCAAGAAATAGAATTGTTAAACAATCAAATAGATTTACATCTAAACCATTTAAATCAGGTAGATAAATGGTATAAAAAACCTTGGACTGGAGCAGTAGGGATACTTTTACTGATACATGTTGTAGATTATACACTCCCTCAATGAGTAATCTTAAAAAGATAATAAGGCAGGAATACGTAAAGTGTGCCCAAGATCCTATACACTTCATGAAGAAGTATTGTATGATCCAACACCCACAGAGGGGTAGAATTAATTTTCATTTATATCCTTTTCAAGAAAAAGTACTTAAATTATTTGAAGATAATCCTTATTCTATTATCCTTAAATCACGTCAATTAGGAATTTCTACATTATCTGCGGGTTATTCTTTATGGATGATGATTTTTCATGAGGATAAAAATATTCTTTGCATAGCTACTAAGCAGGAAACTGCTAAAAATATGGTTACAAAGGTTAAATTTATGTATGAAAATTTACCCTCATGGCTTAAAGTAGATTACGAAGAGAACAACAAATTAACCCTCAGATTAGCTAATGGTTCTCAAATCAAAGCTACCTCAGCATCAAGTGATGCGGGTAGATCAGAAGCAGTCTCTCTTTTGCTGATTGATGAGGCCGCTTTTATTGACAATATTGGTGAAATATGGGCATCTGCTCAACAAACACTTGCTACGGGTGGGGGGTGTATAGCACTTTCAACTCCTTATGGTACTGGTAATTGGTTCCACCAAACGTGGGTTAGAGCTGAAGCAAGTGAAAATGAATTTTTACCTATAAAATTACCTTGGTTTGTTCATCCCGAACGGGATCAAGACTGGAGAGACAGGCAAGATGAATTACTAGGAGACCCAAGAATGGCAGCACAAGAATGTGATTGTGATTTTAGTACTTCTGGAGATATAGTTTTCTACCCAGAATATTTAGAATTTATAGAAAAATCTACAGTTAAAGAACCTTTAGAAAGGAGGGGAGCAGATCAAAATTTATGGATTTGGGAGTCAGCTGATTATACTAGACAATATTTAATTTCGGCTGATGTGGCTAGGGGTGATGGTAAGGATTATTCGGCCTTTCATATATTTGATGTAGAATCCTCAACCCAAGTAGGTGAATATAAGGGTCAAATAGGTACTAAAGATTTTGGAAATATACTTACTGCGATAGCTACAGAGTATAACAATGCCTTATTAGTAGTAGAAAATGCTAATATAGGATGGAGTACAATCCAAACTATTATTGATCGTAATTATACTAATTTATACTATTCACCAAAATCGGATATGGTAAATGTAGATTCTTATTTACAAAATTATGAGAATAATTCAAGTATGACAGCAGGATTTACTATGTCTACTAGAACTCGTCCCATGGTAATAGGTAAATGTCAAGAATATGTAAGTGATAAAGGTGTAACAATTCAATCTAAACGTTTATTAGAAGAAATGAAGACGTTTATTTGGAAGCATGGTAGAGCTGAAGCTCAAATTGGTTATAATGATGATTTAGTTATGAGTTTTGGTATCGGCTTATATGTACGAGATACTGCATTAAAATTTAAACAACACGGATTAGATATAACAAAAGCTGCTTTAGGAGCATTTTCTAAAAACACCACTGAATACCAGGGGGCTTATTTCTCTACAGGAAAAGATAATCCCTACACAATGGATGATGGGAAAGGTGGGACTGAAGATTTTAGTTGGCTTTTATAATATTTATTCATATATTAATATAACATGGCTGATACTAGCGTATTTACAAGATTAAAAAGATTATTTTCTACAGATGTAATAGTCCGTAATGTAGGGGGGAGTCAACTTAAAGTACTTGACTTTAATAAAGAACAATTAGCAGGTAAAACTGAAACTAATTCAATGATTGATAGATATAATCGCTTATATACTACCAATCAGATGTCGGCCTATAACCCGGCATTAAATTACCAAACTCTTAGAACTCAATTATATTCGGATTATGAAGCAATGGATACTGATGCTATTATTGCATCTGCTTTAGATATTTTATGCGATGAATCTACTTTAAAAAGTGAGATGGGTGAGGTGCTCCAAATTAAAAGTTCAGATGAACAATTACAAAAAATTCTTTATAATTTATTTTATGATGTTTTAAACATTGAATTTAATTTATGGATGTGGATTCGCCAAATGTGTAAATATGGAGATTTTTTCTTAAAATTAGAAATAGCAGAAAAATTTGGTGTATATAATGTTATTCCTTATACAGCATATAATGTTATAAGAGAAGAAAAAGTAGGAGAAAATAAAAAAGATGTAGAAGTAAGATTTAAATTTGATCCTGATGGTTTAAGTGGTGGTGGAGAATATGGTGGGTATTTCGGAGGAACTTCATACACAAATGACAGAGATAGTAATACAGCAATCTATTTTGACAATTATGAAATCGCTCACTTTAGACTCCTTTCAGATATAAATTATCTCCCATATGGTAGAAGTTATATTGAGCCAGCTCGTAAATTATTTAAACAGTATGTAATGATGGAAGATGCTATGTTAGTACATAGAATTGTTCGTGCTCCTGAAAAACGTATTTTTTACATAAACGTAGGTGCTATTCCACCTGCTGAGATAGAAAACTTTATGCAAAAGACTATCTCAAAAATGAAACGTACCCCATTGGTAGATGAAAAAACTGGAGATTATAATTTAAAATATAACATGCAAAACATGTTAGAAGATTTTTATATCCCGGTTAGAGGTAATGATACTGCTACTAAAATTGATACTACACCTGGAATGCAGTATGATGGTATCCAAGATGTAGAATATTTAAGAGATAAATTATTTGCTGCTCTTAAAGTACCTAAAGCATTTTTGGGATATGATGAAAATACTGATGGTAAAGCTACCTTAGCTGCTGAAGATATTCGATTTGCTCGGACTGTAGAACGTATCCAACGAATTGTTCTTTCGGAATTATATAAAATTGCTGTAGTTCACCTTTATACACAAGGGTTTGATGGTGAAGAATTAACAAATTTTGAACTTAATTTAACTACCCCTTCAATCATTTATGATCAAGAAAGAGTAGCATTAATGAAAGAAAAAGTTGATTTAGCAGCTCAGATGATGGAAACTAAATTATTCCCAACTGATTTTATTTATGATCATTTATTCCACCTAAGTGAAGACCAATATATAGAATTTAGAGATTTAGTTAGTGAAGATGCTAAACGTACTTTCCGTAATAATCAAATAGAAGCTGAAGGCAATGATCCTGTTGAAACTGGAGAGTCATATGGTACACCACATGATTTAGCTTCCATGTATGGTAAAGGTAGATATTATGATGAACCTGATAATGTTCCTGCGGGATATAATGAAAAATTAGGTCGTCCTGAAGAGAAAGTTTCTAATCGTAATACTCAAAGTGATAATTTTGGTAAAGATAGACTAGGAGCATCAGCAATGAAAGGCAAAGAAAATGAATCTGATTCTATAAGACCTTCATATAAAGGGGGTTCACCATTAGCTTTAGAAGCTAAAACCGCTTATTTACAAAATAAAGAGATGCTAAAAAAGTTACCAGTTAATCGTAAACAATTAGTATTTGAGCAAGATAGTTCATTACTAGATGAAAGTAACTTAAAGGAGTGAAAATCTTTATATATTTATAAAAAAGCCCATCAATGAGAATCAAACATTCTAAGTATAAAAATACAGGTCTTTTATTTGAACTTTTAGTAAGACAGATAACAGCTGACACCCTATCAGGTGGTGAATCTGCTTCCCTTAATATTTTAAAAAAATCATTTGCTAAAACTGAGTTAGGAAAAGAATATAAACTTTATGAATCCCTATTTAAAACTAAAAATTTAAGTGAAGGTAAAGCAGATATTACTTTAAATACTATATTAGAAGCTACTCGTAAATTAAATAGAAGTGCATTAAGGAGGGATAAATATAATTTAATTAATGAAATTCGCAAACATTATAATTTAGGTGAATTTTTTAGACATCAAGTTCCTAACTATAAGGGATATGCTGCATTTTACAAACTAGTAGAAATATATAACTCAGATAAACTTTCGGAAACAGATGAAATTATTGCTAATAAAGTAACAATTTTAGAGCAATTAACTGAAAAACCTATTAGTGAAAAAAAAGTAAAAGCAGATTTAGTTGAGGAATTTAGTAAGTATGATAAAGATTTAAGAATACTTACTTATAAAGTAATGCTTGAAAAATTTAATGGTAAATATTCTAATTTAAATAAGGGACAAAAAGAAATATTAAAAGAATTTATTAATTCTATTGATAATACTCCTCGTTTAAAAGAAATTTATAATACTCGAATTAATGAGATTAAAAAAACATTAACTTTACAAGCTGAAGAAATAAAAGATAAAGCAACTTCAATTAAATTAGTAGAAGTAATAAAACTTCTTAAAGAATTAGATAAAACGTCTAAAATTAATAATGATGATTTGGTTAATCTTCTTCAATACTATCAATTAACTGAAGAAGTTTCTAAAACTATTAA